GTCCCGGGAACAGGGGAGGATATGTGCTTGACATACCCTCGCCCGACCGATAGATCCCCGTTTTCCGTGTCCATATTCCTTGCGTCCGGCGTATAGCCTGTATCAAGGGTGTTTTCCGTCTTGCTCTGGTCTATTCCTTTAAACTCTTTTATGACGTATTCCCTTACAGCCACATCATCACCACTTATTTGTTATTTTGTATGTCTCCGGCTCCCCGAGGTTTCTCAACAGCCGTCTTTTTCCTTCCTGATACAGTTCAAAGTACACATTGGATCCCCTCTGCATGGAGGGATCACTGGTGGCTCTTTCTCTTGCCACCACGTAATCTGTTATCAGGCCGTGGGTATAGGCGGGTACGGCTGGCGTTTCGCCGCCGTACACAACGCCGTTTGGAACATATCGATACATGACCTTGACCGGTCCATCCCCCGCCTGTATGGAAAGGATTTGGGAATCCGGGCCGGTTGCAACATCCAGCTTCTTTCCCTCTCTCCACACAGAAATCACCTTTACGCACTGCTGTGGGAGTAAGGATGCATCCAACAGACCATCTTTAACCTCCGCTTCGTCCGTGCGCTTTAGCTTCATTGTGCGGGCAATATCCACTACAGCCTCGTTGATAAAGCCTATAAACCGGTCCTGCCACGTTTTCACGTTTTGTGCGTCATCATCCCTATCCAGCTGGTTTAACGCGGAAGAAATAATCTGATCTGCCGTCATAAATCACCTACATTTCCCCGACCTTTGCGCCGATTCCTGTGGTGTATTTCTCTATTTCTTTCTCGCTGGCCTTTAAAACCTTTGTATTGTTGGCGATAAGAGCGGCCACATCCTTCGGAACTTCCACATATTCGTCCTTTTTGATGTGGATCCGCACACCATTAATATTCCCTTCCCAGATCCTGTCTGTATTGCTTTGGGACGGGATGTAGATTAGTTCCTTAGGCTGCCCCATTAGCTTCTTGATGGTAGCATTGGCGATTTTGTCCACGCCCTTCTTTTCCATAGCGAAATCTTTTTCCGTGTATGTTTTCATGCTTTTCTCCTTTCAAAAAAGGAGGGCAAACGCCCTCCGTTATGCCATCTCCGCACCGTGCTCGATGCGGATAATCCAGTTATCGTTCAGAATCTTTGCCGTGAAGGCAGGGATCTTCGCGCCTACGGTTGCCCGCTGTTCCAGGGGGTCTTCCGTTCCGCCGGACTCGAAGCCCTTCTGTATGGTCTTAATCGCGCCGCTTCCCTCGATGTCGATAAGACCATATGCCTCTGCACCAAACAGGAGCGCCGCATGGACATCTGCGTCGTCCGCTCCAGCACCTTCGAATACTTTGGCCTCAGTGCTTTCAATGAACGTTACGCCAAACATGCGGCCCACTTCGCCCTTGTAGATCCTTTCTTTGTCCTGATTTTGGGCTACTTTCACCCATTCTTCATCCTGCCACAGCTGATAGGTTGCTTCCGGGGAAATAATGCAGAAATACGGGGTTCCTCCATTGAACGTCCTCGCCTTGTTCCGCTTGATCGTGGTGATAGCTTTTCGAATTTCCTTGACGCTCAGCACGTCCCCTTCCGCGATCTCGCTTCGGTTGGTTTTTCCGCCCGCGTACTGGACGGTTGCGCCGGATGCCATGGCGTCCCGGACAACATGGTCCATAACGGTGCCCAGCTGTTCGCCGAGCAGCTGCACGCTGTCCTCTTTGATGCTGTCGATCTGGGTCATGTCTGCAAGGTCGGAGATCTCCACATAGGCGCCGTACTGCTTGACCTCGGCTTCCACCGTGGTTTGCTTGATGTCCTGCGCCTCGGGGGTTACGCCTTCCGTCAGGCCTTCCTTGGCCAGATCCGGGTCGAACAGTTCCCACCTTCTGAATTCTACTCTTTTGCCGCCCCTCCTTGGGATAGACCTTTTCTGTCCATGCAGCGCATGAACGAACTTCGTTTTTGCATAAGCAAGCAGCTTTCTGTCGTAGTACGTTTTGTTTAGCGCCGTAGTAGTCGCTGTATTTATAGTCGTTTGGGTTCCTGGCATTTAAATCACTCCTTTAAAATCTTACGGTTTTCCCCTGCGCCCGTGCGGCCTTCACCTTTTCTTCAAATTTGAAGAATTCTTCATCCGTCATGGCGTCGAAATCGATCTTGGGCGTTACCGGCTGTTGGGGTTTCATTGGCTGCGGGATCGTGGCTCTCGCCTTGATCCGTTCCGCCATTTCTTCCGGTGCGCTTTTCGCGCGCTTTTCGGCCTGTTGTGCGTGGTACTTCCATACGGCTACTTCGGTGGGCATGTTCAGGAGCATTTCTGCAAACGCTATATCCTGCTTTGCCGCCTCGAAGTCAAAGCCGCTGGGGAGTTCCATCTTTTCCATGTCCCGGTGTATCTGGGCTGCCCGTTCGTAGATATCCGGGTCTTTGTTTTCCTGTGGCTGCTGCCTTTGTTTCAAAGATCTTGCTATCATGGGGGAGACATTCTCCCGTTTTGCCACCGCGTTTACAAAATTCTCGTTTGCAAGTCGGATGGCCTCTTCTCTTGTCGCGCCGGTGACCTGCATGATATCCTCCACGATATCCCGGCCAATTTGCATAACTGGATCTGATTGGAGCTTTTGCTCATATTCCCGCTGGTACCTTTGGCGGATGCTCCTTTCCATTCCCGCATATACGTTGGCGCGCTCCTCTTTCTCCTGTTGATCGGGTTGTGTTTCCTGCTCGGGGCCGTCACCGCCCTCTTTGACCGTTTCGGCAGGTTCCTGCTGCTGCTCTTCGCCCAACAGCTCAGCCGCGCTGATTTCCTGCGACGCGTCACCCGCCGCAGTTTCCTCTAAACCAGCATTCATCATGACCGTATCTTCCATGTTTTTTCCTTTCACACAAAAAGGCCTTCCGGCCTTCTGCGTTGCCCGTTATGGGCGGCACCCCCAATTTTATTCCATCACCATTTCAGGTGTTGGCATCTCTGCTATTTGCTGCCTGATTTGTTCCTGCGCCTGGGCCTGCTGCGCGTTCGGCTCTTCCTGTCGTTTTAAAACACTTTCCTTGCCTTCAAACTCCATAAGTTCCGCCGCCTGGCTTGGTGCAATAACCCCAAGCTGTACCATTTGCAGGATCAGTTCATTATGGGCCATTACGGACCATCTGTTTTCCCTTTGTACTTTGATGGATATAAAGAACTCTATCGGGATGTTGTTTCCATACTTCCCCTGTTTTTCCAGCATAGCGCTTTCGAACGTGGCAATTTGCTGCTGTCCGTCAACGGTCAACATGACTTCTCTCGGAAGGATACTGAACTCCCTTTCCACCTCTATCTCCATGCGAACCGCGTCCTTATATGCTTCGTGCATCTGCCTTGCGGCCATTCTGGATCGCTTGGAGCTGGCTTCCTGTAACGCTGCAATGGCACTCGCCGCCGTCACGCCGGACGCCGTATTTCCCCGGGAAAAGTCGTTTGAACCACTTTCCTCCTTGATGCTCTGGCGTATGGACTGGATGTATTGCAGAATATAATTCGGCAGCGGCGGCGTTGCGAACCATGTTACACCCTGGAGCATGTCCCCCTCGTGGACTTCCTTTGACCAGTCCGCCAGATCGTCCGTGTCAAATCCGGAACTCCTTGTGTTCATGAGCTTCATGTGAGACGCCATCATGGCGTTTTTCATAACAATTTGATCCAGCTTATCGGCGTATTTCTGTTGTTCTCCCAACATGTCCGCAAAACCGTACCCAAGCGCGCTTCCCTTTCTTCGGAATAGCGGCGTCACTACAAACGGGTATTTCCCGTGGCCGAAGTATCCTTCCGGCCTTTGTTCCCGGCTGTCCTCCAAGAGTTTCCTTCCTGCGGCTTTGGCCATATGCACCCGCCACTGTCCGTCTTTATATTCCCTCCACCAGTATTCGATCATGAGTACACTTTTCGTCTGATCAAACGTGAGTTCCCTATCCTCCATTACGTTGTACTGGTCGGCTTTGAACTCGCCAATATACTGCGGATACTGCTGTTCCAGCCACTTTATGGTTCTGCTTGCGATTTTGAACACAGCCCTGCCGTCCTGTATGTCCGAGCTCTGCGGATCAAACAGAATGTTTCGGTTGTCCACGTACCGGATGAACGCGCCGCCTATCCCGTTGTTTAATTCCGGGTCATACCCTACTTCCTGTACCATGTAGCCTGAGACCGTCAGATCGTGGGCCAGCTTCTGGTATTCCCGGCTATAACTCGTTGCATCATGATTTTGTTTGATAAGCGCCTCCACTACCCTTGCAACGGTTTCATCCTCCGGGCTTTCCGGCCGTATGATGGCTTCCGGAATATTGTCCATAAGATCCGCTTTAACGTTTTCCACGGTGGATTGGATGATAGGCGTTACCGGTTGCGGTTCCCCTTCGCTCCCGCCTTCCCAATGCTTCCCAAGATACAGGCGTTCGCATTCTTCCAGCCGTTCCCACTCCGCCACGTATGCAGAGCGAAATTCCTCAAACAGACTGTATATCCTGTCCTCAAGCGGTTTCTCTTTTTCTCCGCCCTTTTTCAGTGCGTTTTTGATGCTGTCCATGATCTTCATATCATCCTCCTTACCATATGCGCCGCCTCGGGCGTTCCTCGCTAAGCGGATCGTATACCCGTTTTTTCTTTTCCGGTTTCGGTTTTATGCCCATCGGACGAGACATTAGGAAGTAGCGTGCCGCGTCGTAACAGTTATGGACTATAAACCCTCCCTGAATTGCAAAATTATGTGTTCCTTCAACCTCCATGTTGTAAACATCCTCTTTCCCCGCGAGGTTCACTTTTTTAACTCTGACGCAACTTCCATGCGCATTTCTTCGAGCAGCTTCTTGCATGGCTATATTTGTTCACCCCGAATTCCTTTCCGCATATTTCGCATGTTCTGATTTCGTTGTCCACTCCGCTTTTTCTTCTGTTTGCTGCTTTGCAATTATTTGAACAAAACTTTGAATGCTTCCCTTTTGAGTAAAAACTTTTTCCGCAAACTTCGCACTTGAACAGGGTTGGTTTTATCTTCTTTGCAGCTTCTCTTGCCCATTCGCTGTGCATTTTTCTTCCCTCTGGCGTTTTATGCCATTCCTTGGCATGGTCTCTTGCTATTTCTATAGCTTTCATTGCCCATGCTCTCGCTTCCGGCGTATTCCCGTGAAGCCTTAAATGTTCCGATTCCTTCATGAGGTGCAAATTGGAAATATCATTGTTCGACCGATCCCCATCCTTGTGGTGAACGTGAAAACCTTTTGGAATTGGCCCGTTGAGGCTTTCCCACACTTCCCTATGCAGACGTTTCCCTTTTCTCTGGAAGTAGTTTCCGCACAGATAGTAGGTTTTTCCTTGGAATACCTGTTTTGTTTCGCTTATGACCGTTACCATCGTTACCCTTTCTGCCCTTAAATTGCGCAAGAAAAAGGCGGGAGGGCTTCCCCGCCTCAGTGTTGCAATCACCGCTTGCGCTTATATCCTTACAATGCA